CCGCAAGCTCGATGGCGTGGCCGTCTGATGCTGCCTAGTGCAGTACGTGACGGGCTCGTCACCAGACTCCAGACCATCGCAGGACTTCGCTGCTATGACACTCTTCCAGATGCTGTGACACCGCCCTGCGCGGTGATCGGCAACCTCGACCTAACCTTCGACATCGACAACGCTCGCGGCCTAGATCAGGCGAACCTGGATATCTTGATCATCGTGCAGCGCATGTCGGAGCGCGCTGGGCAGAACAAGCTCGACGCATTCCTAGCTGGCACGGGCGCAGGCTCGATCAAAACAGCCATCGAAGGAGACCGCACTCTTGGGGGCGCAGTTCAGACCTTGCGAGTCATTTCAGCATCGCCTGGCGAATATGAGTCTGCGGGGACCCTGTTCCTCGCATATCGCTACCGCTTGACCATCTACGGATAAAAGGAGACAAGATGAGCTACACCGTTACCTCGGACCTAGAGGTCTGTGGCAAGATCAAAGGTGACAACCTCACCGCAAAAGACCTGGAAGCTGCAGGCGCCGACATCGACGCCCTCGTAGCAGCAGGTCACATCAAAGACAGCACTGCACCAGCGCCGTTTAAACCAGCAACCAAAGAAGGAGATATCTAATGGCCCGTATAGTTCTAAACGACGCCAAGGTCACGATCAACTCGGTGAACCTGAGCGATCACATCGCTTCGGTCACCATCAACACGAGCTTTGACGTCGTCGAGACGACTGCATTCGGCTCAGCAGCAGCCAAGACTCGCGTGGCAGGCCTTGTGGACAACTCAGTTACTCTCGAGTTCCATCAAGACTTCGCAGCGTCAAGCGTCGAAGCGACTCTTAACACGATCGGCACTTCTTTGATCGGCGCTACCACGACCATCGTGTGCGTGCCGACTTCAAGCGCTGTCAGTGCAACGAACCCTTCATACACCTTCACCGCGCTTTGCTCCGAGTGGACCCCGTTAAACGGCTCTGTCGGAGAACTCGCGACCGCATCGGTCACTTGGCCGATCACTGGAGCGATCACTAAGGCGGTCGCATAGTGGCACGCCTCGTCCTTAACAACGCATACGTCGTCCTTGGCGCTTCCAGCGACATCTCGGACCACGTTGCTTCGATCACTCTATCGACAAGCTATGACATCGTCGAGACCACGGCCTTTGGAGATACAGCGAAGAAAAGGGTTGCAGGTCTCGCCGACAACTCAATAACGCTGGAACTCCACCAAGACTTCGCGGCTTCGAGCATCGAGTCGATCATCTACCCACTTCAAGGCACAGCAGTCGCTTTCGAGGTGCGCCCAGTCAACACAACAGTCGCAGCAACGAACCCGAAATACACGGGCTCCGCGCTTGTCACCGAGTGGACGCCGCTTAACGGCTCCGTCGGCGAGTTAGCCACGGCATCGGTCACTTGGCCGATATCAGGCGCCATCACTAAGTCAACCACACCGTAATCAACTAATCCCAAAGGGGGAAAAACATGGACGGACTCGGCATCAAGATCAAGACCACAGACGGGGCAGAGCATCTCTTTCAGCTCCGACCTCGCACCATCGTCGCTTTCGAGCAGAAGTTCGGCAAGGGACTAGCGAAGCTGTTCAGCGAGGACCAGAAGCTAGAGCACATCTACTGGCTAGCCTGGGAGTCGATGCGCAACAACGGACTCGTAGTGAAGCTCTTTGGTCCAGAGTTCTTGGATACCCTCGAGGCGGTGGAGCTAGTAAGCGACGCTTCTTTCGAATCCACAGAGATAGCCTCACCTACACCGTAGCGGCTATCTCTGTGGAAACAGGGATATCACCAGTCGATCTGCTAGACGCACCAGATGGCATTCTTGAAGCCATCGGCATCTACATGAAGCAAAGGAGCAAGCAGCGTGGCTGATCAGCCTATCATTCTGACTGGCGTCAAAGAAACGCTGGACGCTCTCAACGAGTTCGACAAGGAAGCGGTGCGCAGTTTCAACCGCGTCATCAACTCGGAGCTGCTTAGGGCAGAAAGCCTAGCAAAAGGCTTTATACCACAAGACCCACCAATGCGCGGCTGGCGCACCGTGCCTGCTAAGAATCCTCGCAAGACGACTCGAGGCGGCGCGGGTTGGCCAGCTTGGGACAGCCAGAAGGCCAGAGACGGC